TCTCCACGCTTTGTAGCAAGTTTTTTATCATTTAATAAATCATTAAATATTGATTCTGCATTTTCTTTCAAAGTAAATCGTCTCCTTTTTCTATTCGTCTTTCCATATTTCTTTTTTGTATTGCTTCCGCCCAAGCCATACATACAGCACCACATTGAATAAGTTCATTATACAACTTAGGTGTATTTTTTTCGTATACTTCCCTAGCTACCTCGCCAAACTCTTCCGCTAGAATTACAGTCCAATATTCATCTGAATGATTTATTTGTTCACCCCATTTCTTTTCCTGTGACTCTCGTTCAGATAAAAACTGTTCAGTAACTATAGCTCTAACATGTTCAGCTTCCATCCTTCTTCTTTCCCTTCATTAGGATGTTCTTGATTTCTTCATCTACCTTATCATGTATTGCAGTATATGCTTTATCTATAGTCAACCCTGCTTCTGTTAGTTGTTCATCTATTGGTAACTCAGTATCAATGTCATGTATCTCCATGTCCATTCTTGCATACTGATTTGTGTCTAATGGACCTACTCTAAATGTAAATCCTAATTTAACTCCTACTTTTGCCATCTAATAATCTCCTTCCGATAGCTGTTATTTTACTAAATATTTCACTAAAACGAATTAAGTAACCCTGTGCTGATTCGGTTGCAGTATTTTTATCTCCCATAGGTTGTAATACTCTATCTTCACTGTCCACAATCTCTTTGTAATATTCTGTTTTTATGCCAAAAAATGCTAATACTTCACCATACACTTTTAACACATGGACTTGATAGTCCGCTTCACTTGTGCTAAGTCCAGAAGGTTTCCCTTTTCTTTCATCATAAACTTCTACAGCCGCATTTCCAGTGGTTGCATTAAAGTCAAGTTCTGTTTTAATTTCTATTGTTATTTCACCATCACCTATACCAGCTTCACATAATTTGCTAAACCAGTTTTCAGTATCTTTACCGATTCCTAAGTCGTGTGTAAAATTATCATTTTGTGTTATCATCAACAAGCTCCTTAGCTATCAACATATCTATATATTGTTTTGCTTTATAAAGGTCTTCGATACCATTCTCTTTATATCTCCACCTTGTTATATATTTTATCACATTTCCCTCTGCAAAACCCATTTGATTGTCATGTATGTAATCAAAAGGTTCTATATCAAAATGATAGTGTACAGGGTCAGTAGCTTCTTTTACAGGTCTATTATATGCCTCTGTAAAACTATACTTTTTATTGTCCATTCTTTCCTCTACGTTCCATTCTTTCATTTGTTTATATTCTCCCCAAGATAAATTTGGGTAGTTCTTTTTATAATCTCGCCACTCTCCTTCTGTAAAATCGTAAGGAGCGTTTGGGTTTTTCCATCCTGCTGTCATTATTCTAAATCCTCTCTAGTGTTAGATATAAATATAGGAGTTTTATCTCCATACCATGCTCCAACTGTGTTATAATCGAACCACTCTATTGCCATCTCCTCTGCCATCTCTTTACTTTCACAGTCAGGGTCATCCATAAAGTTTTTAACTAATATATCTACAGATTTTTTAGCATCGTATATAGCTATTGGACCTCTGTATTGTTGATAACCTAATCCTATAAAGGCATCCTCATATTCATCATATAACATGACTGTTTCTTCAGTTTCTTCTAGATAACTGTCTAACTTTTCTTTTAATGTTTTTTTCTTAGCCTCTGCCATTTTCTCTACTTTTCCTTAACTTATCTTTTTTCTTCTGTTGTTTAGCAACACTTTTAGGTGTAAACTCTGACTTTTCTCTGTATGTTTTAATTATATCATTCTTTTCAACAGCTTTTTTAAACCTACGAATTAATTTTTCAAAAGGTTCATTTTTGTTTGCTACTATTCTCATACTGTGTATTCCTTCTTAACTGCCCACGATGGTTTACATATTTCCATATCTACACCAAGTGGTATATTTAATGTGTTTTCTTTCATTAATTGTTTAATCATTGGTGCAACTTCATCCACCTCATCCTTATGTATCTCACATATAACCTCATCATGCACTTGAAGTAACAAATTACTTTTCTTATCTCTTAGATAATTGTGTATTTCTACTATTCTTTCACTCATGATATCAGCACTTGTCCCCTGAATCAAGTAATTTACACCTCTATATGCATAATCTTTAGGAACTTTGTATATTCTTCCATACTTATTCCTAACCCAGCCTTTAGTTTCTATTGTCTTAACAACAGAATTAAAAAACTCTTTTGACCCCTTCATATTCTCTAGATAAGTTTGCTTGTATCTAAACGCTTCAATAGGACTAGTATTTAATTGCATGGCTAGTTTATCTTTGCCTATACCATATATAACTCCGAATGTAATGGACTTTGCTAACTGTCTATAAAACTTAAATTCAGGGTTGTCCTCATCCATGTGAAAAGCTATCTTAGCTGCTTCACCGTGAAAATCCACATCATCTTGTTTCATTAATTCATTCATCTCAGCATTATCTACATAATACATAAAGACTCTAACTTCCATCTGTGAATAATCATATGCCATAAGAGTGTAATCCTTACGAGGCACAAATAAATGTCGAATAGAAATCTGTGTTTTATCTTTGGCATCAAACTTATCACCACCTAAAAAACTCCATGTATCAACTACATCATCAGTAAGAGTCACAGTAGAGTCCCCACCTTTACTAGATATTAAAGCAGATATCCTACCCTTAACTTCATCGCGTTGTTCTTCGTCAAGCTCTCTATCTGCAATATATATAGTGTCTCTAGGTATGTTCTGCAAATTAGGATTGCTAGATGATAGTCTACCTGTAACAGTGCCCCAGTTTTTAAATCCTGTATGTAACACAGGCATCTCTAAATAAGGCTCTATATAAGTAGAGTTAAATTTATTAAGTGTTCTGTACTGTCTTATCAACCCTGCAAGTGGGTGATTAACTTGAACTAGCACTGCCTCATTCCATGCTTCAGCTCCCGTAGTAGTCTGAACAGGAGAGTGTACATTCATTTTATTAAATATCTCACCTATCTGAGACGGGCTACTAATATTAAACTTAAAGTCTATTTTATCAAATCCTAATTCACTTTTGGCTAAATCGTATATACGCTGCTCTAACTTCTTTAATCTTGTAAGAATTCTTTTATTAGCAGTTTGGGCATATTTATTATCTATTGCAACCCCTCTGCTTTCCATATCATATAAAGCCTTACTTAATTTACATTGTAGTTTTAATAAATCAGTCATACCTGCTTGTTTTATCTTAGCCAATCTATCAACATATAATCTTTTAGTGCAGTTGACATCTTCTATACAGTATGGACCTAATGTATTAATAGGTGCTAATGAATAATTATCTTTCCATCTTACCCCATCAGTGCGATTAGACTTTAAAATTTTATCTGTATCTAAATCATACTGACCTGCATTTTCTCCATAATCTTTGATAGTTATATCTAGTAGACTTAACTTGTTGACTGTAGTAGCCTCAGTCATTCTAACCATGACTAACACATCAATCATTTGCATATCAGATATATTCATACCTTGCTTTTCTAAAAACTTAGCATCAAACTTGATGTTGTACCCTATAACTATGTGACATGTATCATTTAGAAACTGTATCAATTTATTTACATCTGGTGTTTCTAAATTTATATCTCCCTCGTGTTTTACCGGGAAATAATATATAGGGGCGACATCTTGTGCGTTATGATTTGTTACAGGGGTAAGTCCTATACCACATAATTTAATATCTGGATTGTAAACATCTAAACCATTAGTCTCTACGTCTATTATCCAAGTATTTACATCACCATAGTTATCTTTGAGTGAACTGAGTGTATCTTTAAAATTATCTGTGTTTACAATTAATGAGTCCATAATTATTCATCCTCCCTAAGATGAGTTTAACTTAGGGAGGAAATTGAGAGGAGGTTCCTAAAAGGGCATCTGTACTTCATCTGATGTTGAATCAGATGTAGACACTGCATCTTTAGGTACGATATTTGTGTTTGAGTTAGTGCTTTGTGATGCTGGTACGAACTTTTTACCATACCTATCAGCAAAGTATTCATCAAGAGCTGTTAATTCAGTAGTCTCTTTGAGTCTATCCTCTGGTATCTCAATAGTCTTATCTGAAGCAGCGGTTATAGTATAAGTAGTATCAGTGCTTAAACCATTTCTTTTAATTCTAAGCACACCTTTATCAAGCCCTTGCCAATCATTGTATATGTCAACAAGTTCGTTCCATAAGTATCTGCCTCTACCAAAACTTAATGTAATGATTCGGAAGTCGTTGATAGGTTCGATGAACATAGTTTTACCTGAAGGCATTACTTTTTCTTCCCAGTTCAAATCCCCTGCCAAACCTGTTTGAGGTTTTTCTGGATGTACTACTTCTGATACATACGCCCATAAAGAAAACTTTCTAGAAGGCACGCTTCCTTCAGGGACTTCATCTGCTGGACCATCTTCTGTGTGTAGAACAGATTGCCATCTACCATCTTCACGGAATGTATGTAATCTAATCTCTGCTAGATAAGGGTCATCAGGACTCCCTGTTGCTATTGATTTTATAAAGGCTTGGTCACCATCTTGTTTTAAAAATAGTTCCCTACCTAAACTGTTGTTTGATTGAGAGTTTCTATTCTTTTGATAACTCTCATATCTAGTTTGTATATCGGCTATTCCTGCCATTTTTTCTCCTTTACCAGCTACGCCGGTTATTTATCGTTTCTTTTAGTATATCATACTTTTTTACTTCCTGCACATCTTTATATTGATTGGGAAGTTTTAGATAGGATATATTAACACGACCTCTTAATCTTGTCAATATATAATCTCTACCTTTTTTACCTGCATTGTCGTTGTCTAAACACAATATTATTTCTTTTGATGGTAATCCTACTATCAAATCCTCTTGAACCTTAGACATCTGCATGCCTAGTAAAGCAACTGCTTGATACCCAAGTTGATTCAACCACATAGCATCTAATGCACCCTCAGTTATACATACTGCATTAGATGTGTCAACCAAAGGTTGTCCAAATAATATGTGTGATTTCTTGAAGCCTTTAGCATAAACATATTTTGGTATCCCAAATTCTCTCCTAATTATCCAACCAACTAACTTTGCATCTTTATTGTGAGCAGGGATTACTAATCCATTACTAGGTGTTATGCCACACCCCCATCTATTTAATGTAAACTTATCAAACCCTCTATCAAATATCCATTTAGGCACTACATATTGTTTATAAGGGAATACTTTTTCTTCAAGTGCTGGTAGTCCAAGAGGAGCAGGAGTATTCAATTCAAACATTTTTGCAGGGTCGTAACCATCTGAGTTCTCTGCTAAAAAGTTTAATATTTCACGAGCACTCCATCCCGTATGCTTCCTAATAAAACTTTTTAGACTACCCTGACCACAACCTGCAAAGCATATCCATACCCCTTTTTTAGTATTTATTGATAAAGATGGTTTATCATCTTTATGGAAAGGGCATTCTATATTGAACTGTTCCTCACCTAGTGGTACATCAACATCAATCTTTTGTAAGATGTCAGTCCAATCTATCAAATCTTGTCCTATTTGGTTGTATTCTGTATATAAGGTCACCTTTTACCTGCCTATATCCCTCTGGGAATGTTGTTCCACATTTAATACATGAGGGGTCGTCTTTTATTATTCCTAATATTTTAACTCTTGGAGAGCCATCTGATTTTAACAGTGGTATTTTAACTGTCAATCCTATATCGTATTTACCATTAATGCTACATTTTGCACATTGTAAATTTAAAAACGTGCTATTTTTATATTGTCGCATTAGTTTGCTCAATGTGTCCATTGTTTACCCTCCATATAAATTCAAAGTCAGAGAATGGTAAATCTCCATCTCTATACTTTTGAAACTGTATTTGTCTTTTATCTTGTATTACCATATCAAGGTCATCTTTCATCATGGACATTGATACTGCTACGTCTGAAGCTCTTATCAATGCGTCTCCAAATGCCACTTGATTAGGGGCAGGTGGGACATACATATCAGATGCATCTCGTGTAGCCTGTGTTGAAGCCATAACTGCTGTATTAGTTGATAATGCTAAATTTTTTAATCCATAGAACAACGAATGAGATTGCTCCCAAGCGGCTCTCTTGGCATCTTGAGTAGATACTAAGTAAACTCCATCTATAACTAGTAAATCAGGTGAATACTTTCTAACTAAGTTTGTGATACTAGGTAAAGATATACTATCTTCTCCACTAATGTGGTCACATATCAGTAGATTTCTTGAGTCACTATTAGTCAAAAACTTCTTATATTCATTTTCATCTATCTCATTACCATTTCGTATGGCAGAGTGTGATAACTTAAACCCCCTCATGTGTCCTAATATAACATCCATCCTTAAATTGATAGAGGATTTAGTCATTTCAGTAGATACTAATAATGTTTTAAAACCTTTTTCTACTGCTATAGCTGCTATCTTACAACATAACCATGTTTTACCTACAGTTGGTCTAGCATAAGCTGTAATTAAATCACCGGGTTGCCATCCCATACCTGTAGAGTTGATAACATCAAAAGGAGTAGGTATGCCAATCATACCATCTCCTAGTTCTCTTTTACTATTTTTGTCTTTCCATTCTTCAAATCTATCAAGTTCCCCACAATCATATTGACTTACATCAGAATCGTGTAAAATTTCTACATCGTGTAAACCCTCCATAATTAAAGACAATGCTTTTTTAGGATTCTGCTCTAGAGTTGGTTTGTTGTTAGAGAATGCACTAATTATATTCCTAAACATCACTTGTTTTTTAAACTCAGCAAGAGCATACTGAAAGTTCATGTCTTGTGCATCTGTAGAAAGATGCGGAAACTTTTCTATCAGTATTTGATTACTAGGTGACTCTGAATACTCATCTAAATATTCTTGAATAAATTTATATGTATCCCCGTGTTGAGCAAAATCTTTTATTGGATGTGTAAAAGATTTAAAGTTCTGTGAATCACATAGTCCAAATATAAGTCCCGACTCTATAAAATTATAATTTTCCAATTATTCTCCTTCTTTATACTTATTTCTTAACGATTTCTTGACTTTATATATAGAAGTATCAGTCAAGTTATCTTGAATACGTTCCATAGTATAATTTTTATACTTCATTGTCAAGAATTCTTTTTCGTTATTTTCTAAGCCTAAAGAATTTAAAAAATGGTCCAACCGTAATTCATCAATTGAATTGTCAGTGCTGGGTAATTTATCTTTCAATGTAAATTCATCCCCATCTAGATTTGAAGATGAGTTATTTCTATCCATACTAACAGTGTCTACTTTTTTAGTAGACTTAGTATGCAGAGTTCTAAGAGTATTTACCATCGCAGTGTGTAAATAAGTGTGAAAAGATGCATTTCGGTTAGAATCATACTTTTTTGCGGCTCTAATAATCGTTAATCTTAACTCTTGAACTAAATCTTCCTTTTCCCAGCCCTCAATGTAAGCATTTTGCAACATTTTGTAGATTTTTGGCTCCCATTTCTCAATCAGGTCGTCATTTATTCGCATTGTATCGTCTATATTCGGCATAACAGTCATATGTGCAGTAAATATTCTTTAATTTACTTTTAATCCTTGCTTTTACTACGGTTTTTCTTCTATAAAAGGGCACTTTACACCAAGAACATGTCAATTTCATAAATCTTGACTTGAATGTGCACTCTCCCTTGTGTATTCTACCTTTATCAGTAGTTATATCACCACACTCCTTACAGTATACCACCTTTTGAGGTTTTGGGACTTTAGTTTGTAGGTCATTTTTTTTTAAAATATTGTGAACATAGACACGACTAACGCCTACTTGTCTACTAATTTCAGCTGAAGACATTAAAGGATACTTAGTGCGTAACCTTACTATCTTGTTTTTGGCTTTCATTAGAAATCATCTATTGATGCTTGTTGTCTTTCGTA